GACGATGTGGTTTGAAGTTGTGGCCTTTGATGAGCTTGCCGAAGAGGTCATGGACCGGGTCAAGAAGGGGACGAAAGTCCTGGTGGAGGGTCGCTTCCAGATTGAGGAGTGGACCCGGCGGGATAACACGCCAGCCATCACCTACAAGATTCTTGCCAACAACATCGTGTTCGACCCACCCCGAGAAGAACACACGCAGCGGGCAGAGCAGCGTCCTGCACCGAAGGTCGAGGAGCCTGCCCACACTGCCGAATCGGACGAAGAGATTCCGTTCTAAGGCTACCTGTTGACATGGGGTGTTGAATGAACCTGTTGATCGAGATCGCGGTCGCGGTGTTCGTTGTCAGCGTCATGTTCATCGCCACGCTTGCCGTCTGGTGGTGGGCTTGGTCGTTCGTGTTTGATCACATCTTTGGAGGATACGAGGATGTCCAAAAAGAAGCCGAAGGCGAAGGCGTGTGGCACTTCCAAGAAGGGGAAACGCACTTCGTCCCGTCAGGCTCTAAGCACTCTGCCGGTCAAGGAGTCGAGCGGCTGGGTTCCAGTGGGGGGCAAGAAGCCTCCTCAAGGCGTGGAGATTGAACTCGCCCTGTTCATCACCGATGTGGGGGCGAGGACGGTCATTCTTGGCTGGCTGGAGGGCGACGACTTCATAGCACAGTCACCTGAGTCTGGGATGGGCTATCTCGTCACCAAGTGGACTCTCGGCTGGCGGCGGCTGGATCGTGCGTTCTACAAACTCTATGAGGGGGTGCGGTGATGGCATTCTTGAACTGGTCATGGACCGGCAAGGTACCGGAGATGAAGATCGTCCCGCCGACCAAGCCGGGTGCATGGTCGTGGACCGGCAAGCCCTGCGAGGAAGCTTCCAGCGACTTCAGTGTCGCTCCTGTGGAAGCAGAGCCTATTCCCTCGAAGGAAGAGATCATGGAAGCGATCCTTGCCGACGCACGGGAATCTCGGGCACGGATGCCCATTCCACCCACTCCCAGCAAGGGTGTGATCTGGAAGCTCCTTGTGGAACTTGAGCAGCGTGTCGAACGCTTGGAACTGAACCGTCATTCTTGACATTCTGCTGCTGGGGAACCCGGTGGCGGATTCAGCGGAGCTTGCGGGGGGGTGTGGGTGGGTGGTGCATCGCCTGCTCCCTAAGCACCCCCCCGCCTCTGCCCTCTAAACCCTGAAAAAGATCGTCCAGATCGTCCAGCAAGGAGAGAACCATGCCCTTCCCCGATGTCGAGTGGCCTCCGTCCAATCCTGTCCGCAAGTGCCTTGCTGACTGGGCAGAGCCGCAGGGCTTCCTTCCCAGCGAACGCTGGGGGGACAGCCGGGAGGTCACGCTGCTGCGGGCAGAGGCAGAGTTGCGGGCACAGGTGGCATCGCTGGCAGACAGCAACGCTGCCATGACAGAGGAATTGCTTTCTCTCCGCAGCGAAAACGAGACGCTGCGGCTGTGCAAGCTTCAGGTCAAGATTGACGAGACGAAGCTAATGACAGACGAGTGGGCGGAAACTCTGGCCCAAACGACTGTGGAAAGAGAGAAGCTCAAGGACGAGGTGGTGCGGCTGCGGCTTGAGATAATCAGGCGGGATGTCGAACGGCAGCGGCTGTGCATAACGGGGAAAGAGCGGGACGTTCTGGACGAAGCAAAGGAATTCTTCCTTGCGATCTACAGGAACCACAACGGACCAAAGAATGCCGCCATCATTCAGGGCTTGATAGACCGTCTACCGGGAGATGCCACATGAGTGATCCCTACCGGCATGTCACCATCACAGAGGCTGAGTACCAGCAACTCCTGGCTGACCGGGAGGACCGAGACACCATCAGGGCCATGCTTTCTCACATCAGGGACATGCTTTCTCGCCTCGCCGCCATTGGACTACCCAGAGAACCCATCAATGCGATCCCAATGCACCAGAATCGTGTCCAGCCCCAAGCTTCCGCAGGGTCTGAGCCAGAGTCGGGAGTGCCCGCTAGCCCAGATCGATGAGTGGCTGGAGCGGTACGAGCGGCGGAAGGACATGCACCCCCGCCCATCGCAGGACACCACAGATGCGGCTGCGATCCTCGAACTGGCCCATGACGAGCTTGCCCACACCCGGCTACGCATCGCCCGTCTGTGCGTGAACGGGCTTCCGAACAAGGGGCTGTCAGAGAGCAGGGACGCTCTCTACGTCCTCAAGACCCACATCAGGAACCTCAAGGGGGAGACTGAGCGTCAGGTGTCTCCCGACCTCTTGATCTCCACGCTCGAAGAACTGCAACGGGAACTGCTCGAACATCGGAAGATGCTCTAGCGTTCTTGGTTCAGCCCTGACAGGGCACCAGCCCCTACCAGCCCACCGGCTGTGATGATGTCGATTCCGTTGTCGAGGATGTGCCTGCGGGCTGTGGGCGTCAACTCGATGTGTGTGCCGGGACGCTCGAACGGCTTGGAGGGTGGCTTCAGGAACGGGGGCTTCGATCCCGGCAGTGCGGGCACGCCTCTGCTTCTGGCAAGCTCGATGGCAGACAGAACCTTCGTGATTGTCTCAATGGCCTCTGGGTCATCGGCTAGCAGTCGCGGGTCTTTCGCCGCTGCGTAGAGCTTATTTGTATCAAAGTTCGGAATCTTTCTTCTTTCGAGGCGTCCCACACTGCTGAATGGAGCAACTACATCGAACAGGCCGTTGCTAACATACCTCTCCAACCTTTGATCGCTGGCAGATCGTGGGTCAAGGTTTGGGTCTACTTTGTCTAGGTAGGCGCTGATTGCATCGTCAGCCGTCTGCTGTATTGCGGAGCGCGATTGTCCGTCGATCCAGTAGGGAGGCTGGTCTGTTCCCAAATCTTGTGCATCAAGAGTGAAAGCCTTTCGGTAGCTACCCTCTCCCGACAGAGCCTTCCAGTCTGGTCGAGGCTCAACCATACGGACATTCGCACCTACACCTGCCGGGTCAATCCCCTTCAGGATTTTAAGGATGCGATCCGGCATGTCCTTCGAGTACAGGCGTTCTGCCGCAGCCACAGGCATGCCCTCGACGTTGTTGGCACTCTGTCCTGTAGGCAGGGTGATCGGCTTGCCCTCTACGGCAGACTGCATTATCAACTGTCTCGCAAGCACGTTCTTCCAGTGATCGTCTTTGGCAAGAATGCTGGTGGGTTCTGTGGTGTGGGGAGGAGGTGCGTTGTATACGGCTGGGTGGTACACGATGTCATGTAACTGCCTCCACTTAGCCTGTTCTTGCTCAGGCCACTTCGATTCGTCTGAGCCGTATGACATGTAAAGGGCTTCGATGCTATTCTCGGCATCTGAAATCTCAGTTTCGGACGGGCGGCTCCACGCTTCGTGGAGTCGCTGATGCTCTTCGCGGTGTTCGGCGGGCCACTCGTTCTTGTCTTCGTAGCCGTTTATCATCTCAAGCTCTTCCATACGGCGCTCAGCATTTGCAATTTCTGCCTGCGTGAGCGGGCGGCCGTGCTTCCTGATTGCGTTCTCCGTTTTTGACCAGTCCTGCCCAACATCACTCTGGATATTGGTGACATGAATCTCGTTCGGCAGGCTGTGGTATCGCAGCCAGTAGTCGGCAGAGTGCGGGTTGATGTGCTTCTCGTTGCCGATTTCGTCAAGGAAGTTCCCGAACCTCCTGTCTCGCAATTCTCGGTCGTTGCTGGGGTCGCTGAAAAGGACTTCCCTATATCCGTCGTATGAAGGAGGGCTTTTTTTGCCAAGCTCGGTGAGCATGTGGTACTCAGTCGAGGGCTGTGCAGTGTCAGCGTCGAAGGGGCTGCGAATGTCAGAAAAGAGCGGGCCGACCCCTTTGTATTCCGCCATGTCCCGATCCCTGTTGATCTGCCCCTCCAGGTCAAGTTTCTCGGGTGTTTCGTGCTGAGTGCCCCATGCCTCTGGCCGCTGCTGCTCAACCTTGTAAATTCTGCCCAGTGGCCCATTGGTGTTGATGTGGTTGAAGATGTCCTGCGGCGACACCTTCTGTCCAACCCGAGACTTCATAAAGTCATCGATGCCTGCGTAGTCCAACTCCACCGGCTTTGCCCCGCCCTTGATGAGCGTGTTGCGGATGGACTCTGCCTTGATGGGAGTCTTGATCCCCTGTGCCGCACGCTCCGCACCGGATGTGAAGCGAGGTTGGCTCGGGGCAGGAAGATACCCAGCGATGGGCTGTGCCGGTACTGGAGGCAGGATGTCGGCGGCTTTCTTGGCTGCGTCTGCAAGGCGACGGAAGGAATCACTCATGGCTTGCTGCCCCTCTCATTGAATGTGCGATTGATCCGTTCTTGCTGTGCCCTGACGCTGTCTGGAGTGGCTTGGGACTTAGGCAGGCCAGCGATGGTTGTCAGACCGGTTACGGCTAGGTTCGTGGGTTCCATCATCTCGGTGAACAGTTCCCGACCGGCCATCGCTGGAAGTGCCTTCAGCCCTGCTCCCATACCGCCGAGTGCAATCCCGCCAACAGTGACGGGGTCAAAAAACTCTGGAATGGCCTCTGACGCAATATGCTCGAACGTCGAAGGGTCACGCCCAAGCAGGGCATGCAGTGCGTCTTCAGTCCTGACGGGCTTGGCGTTTTCGAGGAACTTCTGCCGCTGCCCCCTCTCCTGCTCGATTGGCATCTGCCCGTTGGACAGCGGGCTGGGCCGATGCTCCTCGAACGCAGCCCCTTCTCGGCGCTGGTTTCGAGCAAACTCCTGCGCCCCATACATCAGCGGCTTGGCGACGAACCTCACAGCCTGCCGAGTCATAAAGCTCAGTGCGTCATCAAGCGTTGGCGTGACCTGATCGATCATCGACGGGCGGTTCATCGCGTTGCGGTATGGTGCTGCCAGTGAATCCAGCCCTCGCATGACCGAGTTCGCTACGCCACCGTGCCCGTAGTCCTGCAAGTTCGACAGCGCCCCGCCCGCAGCGTGACCATGTAGCGGATCGGTTTTGTTGAAGATCGAGTATTGGGGGTAGTGGGAACTGACGATGTTGCCCCAGTTCTGCTGGTCGTTCTGGGCGTTTTCGTAGTCCTGCACAGCATGGGCCTGCCGAAGCATCGGGTCTTCGCTGAGTGCTTCCGTGCCGCTGAACGCACCCTTCGCCAACTCATCGACATTGGGGGTGTACGGCAACCCCATCGCGGCGTTGATGATGTTGCTGTGCCGCAGTGCTGCGTGGTTCTTGATGTCCCCTGCCCCAAGCGAGTACCAACTGGCCTGACTTGCTGGCTGTCCGCGAGTGTTCTGTGCGGACTGGATGATGCGGGATTGCAGGGCATCTATGAACTGGCCCCGCTCGATGGGGTCGTGATTTCCCGTGCCCAGCACGGCATGGGCCGTCTCTTCCGCCTCGTCTGGGTGCATGTACTGCTGGGCAATCCCGAGAACGTGCCCTCGCAGTCGGCCCCGTGCGAAATCGTTTGGATGCTTCTCTTGGCTGTACTCAGGAAGCGATTCGTAGGTGGGCATGAGGTGTTCCCAGAGATGTGTCTCCCGATTTATGGCTGATTCTCTGGAGGTTTGGGCCATGAATAACCGGTGGTCAACCTCCCCCCGAGAACCACCACCATGTCACTCGACGCCGCAGACGATCAGGAAATCGAAAACGACCTCCCGTCACCCGAGACGGAATCCGCACCGGCAGCAGAACCGGCTGTATCTCCAGAGCCTGCCGCCCAAGCGGCTCCCGACTACGGTCCCTACTCTGCCTTCGCATCGCTGCCGCAGTTTCAGGGGCGTGATCCCCGAGAGATTGCCCGCACTCTCTACACCGCACTGGAGCGGGAAAAGGCTGCGTCTGAAGCACTCAATCGCTATCGGCAGGTGATGCCGGTGGCACAGGAGTACCTCTCCCGCAAGCCAGACTTCGACCGGTGGCTGGCTTCCCAGAACCAGCCGCAGGCACCAGCCCCCCAGCAGGCACCTGCCCCGCAGGAGGAGAAGTTCTGGAACCCTCCGCAGATTCGGGACGCCTACAAGCGGTACCTCGTCAATGACGAGAACGGGCGGCAGGTGATCCACCCCGATGCACCGCTCGATGCACGGCATGCACTCACGGAATTCCTGCAATACAAGGCTGATTTTGCCAACAAGTTCCTCACCAACCCAGAGGAAGCACTGGGTCCGATGGTGCAGAAGTTGGCCCAGCAGCAGGCCCAACAGATCGTCCAGCAGCAGTTCGAGTCGCAGGAAAGAGCGAACTACGTCTCCACCCTCGAACGAGAAAACGCTGACTGGCTCTACGAACCCGGCACCCGAAATGTCAGTCAAGCCGGTGCGTTAGTCCAGAAATACATCGAAGAAGCAAAGAGCTTCGGAATCGCCAATCAAAAGCAGATGTGGCAATACGCTCTCAACAACACTGAGAGAGAGTTGCTGCTTCAGGCTCAGACGATTCAGGAGCAGCAGGCGGCCCGCAATCAATTTGACCAACGACTCCAGGCTGTAGAGATGCCAGCAGTGCGACCAGCACCCGTTGCTCCCCCTGCCCAGAGCCAGGCCGAAGCGAACATGGACTACCTGCGCCGCGCTGCTTCACGGGCACCAAGTCGGGCGGGTGTTGAGAACAACAGTCCGCAGGCAGGTCTTCGTGGGCGATCCTTTACCGACTATCTGATGCACACCCTCAACGCTGGTTCGTGAGAACCTAAACACGGAGACGCTGTACTATGGCGACGACAACCGACTGGGCACGGGCGATTGGCACTTCTCTGACAAACTATCTCAGGGAAGAAGAGATTGCCGTCATGCGGAAGTTCCGTATCTGGGCAATGCTCGAAGCTTCGGGCAATGTTCTCACCAACCAGTCGGGCAGGGGCTACTCATGGGAGGTGAGGTTCCGCAACCAGCCTGTGTCTGGCAACAACGGCGAGACGCCTCGCACGTTCAGTCGCCAGAACCTGTGGAAGACCGCGAAGCTTGACTATCGCGGTTACCAAGCCACCGATTCGATCTACCGCCGGGAGATGCTGGAGAACCGCTCGCAGCAGGCTCTCATCGATGTGGCTGGCAAGATGTCGAGCCGCCTGAAGGAATCCATCGAGCAGTACATCTCGAAGGAGATCTACTGCAACGGCGATCTGCCGGGCAACGAGCTTCGTTTTCAGGGGCTGGAGACGTTCTTCGGCTATGACGGCACGGTCAACGTCAACACTGGTGCCAAGCGGGTTGCCAACGCTGCCGATCCCTTCGCCTACCCGAAGGACACCTACGCCGGTCTGTCCACCGAACTGGGCGCTGCTGCTGGCTCCCAGACTGAAGGCGTCTGGCCCAACGGCACTTGCGACCCTGAGTTCGATTATTACTCCCCTGTGATCTGCAACTACACATCGACCTTCTTCAAGGGCACCTCGCCAACGTGGAAGGATCAGTGCGTCGAGGCAACTCGGGAAGCGATCCATCAGACCAAGCGGAACGACACGAAGGAGTCGGCCATCGACCTCGTCGTTCTCGACCGCCGGTTGTACATCGACTACATGAACCGGCTCGACAGCAAGGAGCGGGCCATTGTCACAAAGGCAAATGGCCTGAAATCCTATGGATTTTCCGATGTATTTGAACAGGACGGAGTGGAAATTTCGACGGAATACAGTGTTCCCAGCGGCTGCGGCTACGGCATCAGCGTCGGCAACATGTACGTCCACTGCATGGAAGGCTCGCTCATCAATGCAGAGGGACCGTACTTCAATCAGCACACGCAGGCGTATGACTACGTCGCTGGTGTGTTGGCGAACCTCCGCTTCGTCAGTCCTCGCAACTTCTTCAAACTGGCCGCTGTCGCCTGATCCCACCCCCTCTCGGAGTCCTGTTCATGTCTCAGTATCAAGTTTCCCCTCCGTTCGCTCGGGGTCAGACTCTCGGCACCACTTGGGTGCATCCCATCGAGAAGACCGATCCGACCGTCACGGGGCAGTCGCAGGCATACGTCCGCAAGGCATTCACGGATGTGAACGTCCGCAACGGGGCGATTCTCTCCAACGAGATCGTCACCTGCATCGCTGTCCAGAACACGACCGGTGCTGCGGTTCTGCCCGGCACCAACCAGACGGTGAAGGGGTACACGGGTGTGGTGGATGAATATCTGCCCGCCGCCGGTGCCCCCGATCAGGAGATTTACTGGCTGGTGGTGGATGGGCCGACGCAACAGCCGCTTGGCACTCGCGTCACCCTGCTCACCAACGGCACGAAGGTTCCCCGCACCGTCCTGCGTGGCGGGGTGGAAGAGCCGGAAGAGATCGACATGGGTGCGGACGATGCCACCGATGGCACCGACACTGGCACCACCACCCCCGACACGACTCCCCCCGTGACCGTCACCCCGTAACCAAGAGGCATCTCGATGCGTGGCTTGCTCGCCCTGCTCCTGTTCTGTGTTCTGGCAACCGTCGCCTGTGCGGAAACGACCGTCACCAAGACGGAAGTCGTCACCCCTCATCAGGCTCGGGTCTACCGCCGGGTTGTTCGCCGTGCCTCCAGGCACTGCTGCTGCCCTGTGAAGGCAACGAAGACTGTGGTGACCGAGAAGGTCGAAACCACCGTCGAAACTCTCTGATCGCAGACATCACTGACGCAACTTGCGGGCGGCTGGATGACAGGAGGTCGCCCAGCCGCCCGTTCTCTTGGAGCATGACATGCCAAGCAGTCCCTACTCGAACATGTCCGGTGGGAGCAACACGCAGGACGAGTCCAGTTGGCAGCAGAACTTCGACGCTGCCGGTCAGGACATCATCCAGCAGCGTGGCGACGAACTCTCCAAGCTGAGATCAAGCAGCAAGCAGGCCATGTACGGCGGCGACATCGGGTCTGGCCTTGCCCAGCAGCAGCGGATCAGGGACTTGCAGGGGTACATCGGACGATACGCAGCGGGCAACTACGGCACCTACGGAGGTCCGTTCGGGGAGGTTGTCAGCCCCATGCGGCAGAGCGGAATGACGGTTGGAGGATCGACAAGAAGCACCAGCAGCAGCGGCACCGAACACGGCATGCGTCCAGACCGAGACTGATAGGCACACAGACAAGGAACGATCATGGCAACGAACCTCAACGACCTCGAATCTCAGTGGCGGGCAGAGAACGACCGCTTCCAGAACCAGACGCAGGCCATGCAGAAGCGGTCGCTGGACTCGAACATCGCAGCCATGCGGGCTGGCACCGGCGATCCCATGATGAACGGGTTCGCAGCCCGTGATGCCAACATCAACTCCATGCGGGACAGCTTCGACGCCGGTCAGGCTCTGGAGCAGCAGAACAACTGGGCAGGTGGCCGGGAGATTCAGCACGAACGCAACCTGATGAACTCAGAGCAGGAGCGCCGCAACACTGAAACCCAGTATCAGGGTCAGGCGGCTCTGGGGCATGTCGAGGCAGAGAAGGGTCTGAACTCTGCCCTTTCAGGAATGATGTCGGGCATCAACTCGGGCGGCGGCGGCATGGGCGGCTACCAGTCCCCCAACGCAACCGTCGAGGCCACTGGTGCCAACGGGCAGCATCTGGGCGGCGGCAGCGTTCTCAGCGGCATGAACCAGCCCGCACGGCAGCAGAGTCCCCTGACGAGGAGATTCTGAACAACATCCCGGCGTGACCGGGTTCTCGGGGCCGACTCATCAGGGACGCCTGTTGGGTCGGTTTCAGCGAGGTGAATCATGGAAGCTGGCAAGCGGTGCTGCCACGAATGTGGCGAGGTACTGGACGAGAACACAGAGAACTTCCGGCCACTGGATGATGGCAGCCTGTCCATCCAGTGCGTCGGCTGTGACATGTTCCAAGCCAAGCAGCGGATCAAGAAGGAGCGTGCTGCCCAAGCCCTCCAGATGCGGAAGGTCGAAGCTGCGGCTGTCGAGCATCTGCTGCAAGAGTCTGTGCGAGGGGGTGCCAACATCCCCCACAGTGCAGAACTAACTGAGCAGACGATGCACTACTTCGGCGGGGTCAACGGCTTCGCGGCCATGCTGACCAAGCAGTATTTCGACGCCAAGCCGGGCAGCACCCAGCGTGGCCGCATCCTTGAGATGGTGGTGCGTCTCGTCCAGAAGAACGTGGATCAAGGCGGGGCACAGAAGCCGCTGCAACTCTGGTCGGAGGACGAACTGGAGCAGGAACTCACAAATCGCATGCGGCTGGCACTCCAGTCGCAAGGGAGACTGATCGATGGCAAAGCAGAAGCCCCCGAACCCCTTGCATGTCCCACCGCAGATTCCGATCCAGCCACTCCCCCAACCGAAGACGAAATCCCAAGCTTCGCAGTTTGAGCAGAAGCAGTGGCGGGAACTCCAGGCTGAAATCTCCACTCGGAAGATCGAGGCACTGCGGCTCTACGTCCCGACAGAGAAGCAGGATGCGATGCACCGCTGCAAGTCCAGCGAAGTGCTGGTTATCGGCGGCAATCGTTCCGGCAAGACGCTCTCCACTCTGGTGGAGGACGCTCGGGCAGCGACTGGGCAAGACCCCTACGGCAAGTACCCAGAGCGTGACGGGATTTTGTGTCTGATCGGCAAAGACTGGAAGCACATCGGGCTGGTTCTCTACAAGGGGCTGTTCCGTGCCGGTGCGTTCAAGATCATTCGTGACTTGACCACTGGGCAATGGCGGGCATTCAACCCGGCGACAGACGCAGGTAGGGAGGCTGAACGCAAGGAAGCCCCACCTCTGATCCCGCAGAGATTCGTCAAGCACATCTCATGGGTGCTGAAGTCTGCCGGGTACTGCTCGGTGGTGGAACTCCACAACGGATGGCAGATTCACTTCTTCTCTTCTGAGGGTGATCCTCCACAAGGCTTCGCCGCATCTCGGGTCCACATCGACGAGGACATTTCCAATGAGAACTGGGTGCCCGAAATGCAGGGGCGGCTCGCTGATCGCAAAGGATGTCTGGCTTGGTCGGCCATGCCACACAGCACGAATGACGCACTGCTCGGCCTGTCTGAGCGAGCGGATCGTGCCGCAGAGTCGGGGGTAGAGAACCCAATCATCAAGAAGTTCCAGCTTTCGTTCCTCGATAACCCGCACATCGACAACGAGGAGAAGGCGAAGAACATCGAGCGGTGGTCGGCAATCGGGGAGGACACGCTCCGCATGCGGGCAGAGGGCGAGTTCATCACCGACTCGGTGCTGGTCTACCCCACCTTCTCCATGTCGATTCACGGCATGGATCGGACGGAGTTCCCCAACAAGGTGACCGTCCCAGATGAATGGACACGCTACGCAGCCATCGATCCCGGTCATCAGGTGACGGCAGTCCTGTTCGGTGCCGTGCCGCCATCGGGCGACATGTTCCTGATCTACGACGAACTCTACATCCGGCAGTGCAACGCTGTGATGTTCGGGGAGAAGTTCGCCAAAGCCATCGAGGGACAGCCGCAGTTCCACTCGTTCATCATCGACATGCACGGCGGAAAGATTCGAGACATCGGCTCGGGCAGGCAGGTGGTCGAGCAGTACGTCACCGAACTGAGGAAGCACGGGTGCCGCTCGTTCACCACCGGCTCTGCCTTCATGGCGGGGTGTGATGACATCGAGGCCAGAACGCAGGCTGTCCGCTCACGGATGCACATCCGCCCGACCGGGACATCGTGGCTGCGTGTGCTGCGGAACTCATGCCCCAACCTAGAGCGGGAACTCAAGCGGTACCGGAAGAAGACCATCTTCCAGAACGGCATCAGCATCGTGACCGACACCCCCAACACACGGGGCGAAGTGCATGCCTGTCAGTGCCTGGAGTACCTCGTCGCATCTGAGCCGAAGCATTTCCCTCGACAGGCCACTCCTGAGATAGATGACTGCCCCGAGTTCATACTCAAGTATCTGGCGAGGAAGAAGAAGCGAGAGGGACAGGGCTTCGTCTATCTCGGCCCGCAGTCTGACATGCAATCCGAGTCACTATCCGACAGCCAACTAGGGAGTTCCTATGAGCAATACGACTTCGTCTGAGGTTGAAGCACCGGTATACGTCCTTCCCGAAGTGGAGCTGGGCGACAAGGTGCTGTTCTACAACGACCCCCTGAACCTGAAGAACCCGCAGCTTGGGTTCATCTCCCGGCGACCGGGCAAGCACACCTGCTACATCCTTGTCTTCACGGAGGCCAGCGGCTTCATCGAAAAGCCCAGCGTCCGCCACGCCTCCGATCCCGGCCTGCAAGAGAACCCGATGTGGCGTGAATGGGGCTGTTTCGCCCTGCATCCAGAGGCGATTGCCGCCCAGCGGTTCGCCAAGATGCTCCCCAGATTGCAGGGATTGCTGGATCGGCAAGGGCAGCAGAAGTAAGCCCGTAGGCCATAAATCCGGCAGGAGGCCAGCATGCCACAGTCTTTCAGCGATCCCGGTTCGCCCCTTGATGACGAGACACTCAACTTCGATCTCGACAAGGGGGGAAGCCAGAAGGAACCCAAGCTCCTTCCTGACAACCCGCTGAAGCCGATTGCGGCTGCGTGGCTCAAGAAGATCGAGGCGGCTCGCAAGGCGAAGTCTGTCTTCGATGCCGATGCCAAAGAGGCTCTCCTCTTTTTTGATGGCGGGCATCAAGGCCAGTGGATGTTTCAGGGGGCTGGCTCGGCAACCAAAGGTCTGTCGCTCGGGAGCCGCCCGCCCCCTGCCCCAGCGTTCCGCATCACAGTGAACCGTGTGTTCGAGGCTGTGAAGTTGCTGGGGAGCGTGATCTACAATCGCAACCCAGTTCGCACGGTCACGCCCAGACGCTATCCCGCCATCCCGCCGCAGATGGTGGGCATCGATCCAAGCCAGCAGTCCTTCGATCCGATGACCGGGCAGCCCATGCCGAACGCTGGGTTGCAGCAGTTCATCGAGGTGTCGCAGGCCATCGGGATGGAGGAGCAGAAGAAGGATGTCATCGCCAGCCTGCTGGAGACTTATCTCAACTACACGCCCAACGAAGCTGATCTGAAAACGCACTCCCGGCTGGTGGTGGACGAAGCGATCATCAAGGGGATGGGTGTCTGGTGGACTGAGGCTCTCGACTTCCCCAGCGTCCCGCCTGCCGAACCGACCCTGATGATCGGCTCATTCGCAGACAGCGTGGACAATCTGTTCCTCGATCCCGATGCGATGACCATCGAGGAGATTCAGTGGTGTGCCAAGCGGTGCGTCCAGCCCATCGATCAGGTGTGCCGCCAGTTCGGCCTGTCCCGCGATGACCTCAAGGGAAACCTGGAGTCCTACGACTCCATGAGCCGGGACGATCAGGTCGGCTACAAGAACCAGAAGCGCACCGGGAAGACCAACGATCTCGTTGTCTACTACAAGGTCTGGTCGAAGTGCGGGTTTGGCGACCGGCTCAAGGGTGCCAAAAAGGATGACATGGGTGTCTTCGACAAGCTCGGGGACTACTCCTACATCTGCGTTGCTGCGGGGGTAGAGTTCCCGCTCAACGTCACGCCATCCTCGATGCTGGAGCAACCAGACGAAGACGGCATGCCCGGCAATCTCCGCACTCGGGCGGCATGGCCGATCCCTCACTGGACGATGCCCAACGGCTGGCCTTTCACCCCGCTGGCGTTCCACCGGAAGCCAAACACCCTGTGGCCCCTGAGTCACATCAAGCCGGGAATCGGGGAACTGCGGTTCATCAACTGGGCCTTGAGCTTCCTCGCTACCCGCATTTCGACAAGCTGCGAAACGCTCATTGGTGTCAGCAAGGCAGCGGACCAAGACCTGAAGGATCAGCTTCTCGCCCCATCCACCAACGGCTTCAAAATCTTCGAGATCAGCGAGGCTCTCGGGAAGTCCATCAACGACATCGTGTCGGTGTTCCAGCAACCCGGTGTGACCCGCGACATGTGGGACATCATCCAAGCTGTCACCGACATGTTCGACAAACGAGTCGGCCTGACCGAACTCGCCTACGGCATGACACGCTCCCAGATGAGGAGTGCAACAGAGGCGCAGGTCAAGGGTGACGCAATGAACGTGCGTCCCGACGACATGGCGAACTGCCTCGAAGACGCAATGGGGACCATCGCTCGCAAGGAAGCCATCGGTGCCCGGTGGTTGCTGCAAGCGAAAGATGTGATGGCAGTGCTGGGTCCGCTGGGTGCCCAAGCGTGGGAACTGCACCTCAATGGACAGAACGCTGTAGACGTTGGCGTGATCGGGCGTGAGTTCGACTACCGGATCGAGAGCGGTTCTGCCCGCAAGCCCAACCGGGATCAGAAGGTTGCCAACATGCAGGCGGCTCTCCAGACCATTGGTCCGCTCCTCCAGCAGGTGGCTGCGACCGGCAACGTCGATCCGATGAACGCTCTTCTCACTGATTGGGCCAACTCCCTCGACCTCGATGCGTCGAAGTACCTTCTTCCTCCCCCCCCGCCGCCGCCCCCGATGCCAATGCCGCTTCCTCCCGGCACCGCACCCGGCGAGAGCGCGGCGGGGGGCTCCCCTTCCCCACCCCCCGATGGAGCATCAGATGCACAGACTCCCCTATGAGATCGAACATGCCAGCCTCGAAGTCCAGAAGCACTACCTCCGCATGATCGCGGACGGACAGACACCCCGCTTTGCCGAGATGGCGGCCCTCCAGCAACCGCCGGGCACGAAGGGCATGGATCGCACCTTCATGGAGGGGCGGATGGACGGTTCCTGGCTCGATAAGCTGCCCAAGAAGCAGGCCATGCGGATGCTCCGTGAGGCAAAGGCAGACGGCATCTCAACGGCGGGCAAGTACTACATGTCGGGTCTGGCCGACGCTCGGGGGCACCGCGATCCCGAAGCGTGGGTGGACAGCGTGGATGACATCCGGCGGGTGGCACGGAACCGCAACTTGCAGGTGCAGGGAGTGGTCAACATCGAATCCACCCCAGTGCCCCCCAAACGGGTGCCGATCAACCCCAAGATCGTCCGCAAGCTGTCCAGCCAACTCATGGCACAGGACAAGAAGCTGTCCCGGCAGGAAGCCTCCCGCATCGTTCGGGAGCGTCATACCCCGCACTGGGCGAAGAAATCCGAGTAATGCAGTTCTTCCGACTCGCACGGCCATAAATCGGGTAGCAAACCCAAGCCGAAGCGAGGACGAACTATGCGGATGGAACGTGGGCATAACACCTACCCCGTCAAGCTGACGGCAGACCCGGCAACCTCTCAGGTGCTGTCGGTTGGTGCGGTGGCAGGGGCCGTTCTGATGGTGGTGGACGGTGGCGGGACCATCGAGTGGTACGCCAAAGACTCGGCTGAAGGCGAGCTTTTCAAGCTCTTCGACTCCGAAGGCAAGCCCTGTGCGACTGCCGTTTCTGCCGGGAATGCGTTCGAGCTTCCGGCCTCGATCTATGCCTGCGGTTTCCTTGTTGGTGGCGGTGCGGACGTTGAGGGATTCATCTCTGTGAGCGGGTGACATGCACGACCAGAAGACGCTGACCAACAGGGGGAAGCCTTCGAGCGGCACGGTCGGCCCTCCTCCCCCCGCCGTGACCTACCGAATCCTCTGCGAAGACGGCAGCAACCTGACAGCCGAGAGTGGCAACGTACTCCGCAAAGAGAAGAACACCTGACATGGCCGATACCAAAATCTCCTTGCTGCCTCCCGGCACTCTCACCCCTGCCAGCATCATGCCGGTCGTGACCGGTGGCGACACGAAGCGGGTGACGTTCCAGCAGGTGCTGGATGCGGTCGGTGTCATTCAGGGGCCGAAGGGCGATCCCGGTGCTGATGGTGCGCCCGGTCAGCCGGGTGCTGACGGCAAGGACGGTGCGGACGGGCAGAGCATCACGGTGTTCCAGTCCCAGACTGCCCCGACAGCAAACAGCGTTGGCGATCTCTGGGTGCAGGAAGTCTCGCCCGGCGTGTCGAAGCTCTACATCTGGAGCGGCACCGACTGGGACTCACTCGCCGGAACTGGCGGCGGCTCAGACATCCACATCGTCTCGCCCACTGAACCTCCTCCCGGCACTGAGTTGGGTGCGATTTGGATCGACCCCTCCGCAGAGGATCGCTACCCAGCGCCGCCTGTTTCTGAGCAGACGGACGGGCAGGTCATCGGCCTGTCTGCGGACGGTCAGTTGTTCCATCAGCCTTACATCGTCGGCGGAATCCCCGTGACCGTTGGCGGCAAAGAGTACCTCATCGCCCTCATCGACAGGTAACCATGCCCGCACCAACAAGACAAGCTCCGTATCGCACTGAAGCAACCGCCACGATCTTCTCGAAGGGGATCGTCGGGGTCTACACGGACACTGAAGTTGATGACCTTCTGTCCAAGCTGCCGACTGGGGGCGAGGGTTCTGCCGACCTGTCGAACTACTACGACAAGCCAGAGGTGGACGCTCTGCTGTCTGCCCTGCCTGAGGGTGGTGGCGGCACGGTGTATGAGCAGGATGTCGAGCCAGCCGGTGGCGTGTATCGCAACGGCGACCTGTGGCTCTCGACTCCGACTGCTGGCGAGGTGTCTCCGTCACCGACCGCTGGTGTGACGGGCGAAGAGCTTGAGCAACTCCAGAAGGCGGTGATTGCGGCACTGGAGCCCAAGCTCCCGCAGTCAGGGCTGACTGAGCCAGAGGTCGTTGCCATCGTTCGCAAGGTGATGGCTGGCGGGAAAGATCCGCCCCCCGACTTCGACTGGACGCCCCTCGTCCGCAAGCAGGGCACCGGCACCATCGAGGGCAAGCTGTTCAACGGCACCCTTACGCTGCGTGGAACGCTGGTCTTCACCTACTCGTCCGCCGGGACGTACACGACTGTCGCCACCCTGCCGACCAAGTTCCCCAAGCCAATCGCCTCCTATCAGTCGGTTGTGACCGGCAAGGAGAACGGTGTCGCATTCCGGTTTGTCTCGGTGGAGTTGGCTCAGAACGGCGACCTCAACATCGTTGCCTGCGGCGGCAAGGTTACGCACATCACCTTCGACGGGGTTACAGCCCAACTCGCATGAAACAGATCAACGTATTCAACGACGGCAGGTGGGTGGCGACCGGCGGCAGCACGACCGGCAGTGGCGTCACGCAGGCATATGTCGATGCGGCTGTGGCCGATGTTGGCGTGACCGTGCAGGCAGTCAACGATCAGGCTGCGTGGGCACTTAATGAGGTGGCTCGCCAACTCAGCGACCGGCTTGACCTCAAGGCCGACCGGGACGATGTCGTTCCGCCGACCGTCACCAAGCATGACCTGCCAGTTCCGCAGCCCACCATCCCGACTCCCGAAGGGTTGGAGTCCAACTTCAACGACTACACGGACGGGCTGCACTACTTCGAGCAGTCTGGCGTGCTGGTGTCGATCCTGCGGCAGCCCTACCAGACCACCATCGTCACCTACGGTGCGACCACCAGTGTCGTGCGGGTGGTGAAGAGCGAGGCTGGCCTGCCCACTCCGCAGAACCCGTCCACCATCCTCGTCTCTGATCCCACCGGCAAGTGGACCATCATGTCGAGCGAACAGCTTGACGCTCCGTTCGGCAATCCGAAGGCTGTCGATCTGTTCGCCCTGACCGGCAGCACGACAGACCTGTCCGATTACTACGTCAAGGGTGACGTAGATATGCTTGTGGCCGGGCGGGCTGACCAGCTTGAGTTCTCCCAGTTTCAGGGTTACGTCGGCACCCTCGACTCGGAGTATCAGGAGAAGTTCCGACTGTTGAATCAGGGGTTCGCAACGGTCGCCCAGAAGCCAGACGTTGACGAGGCGCTCTCCCTGAAGTCCGACAGGGCTAGCACTTACACCAAAACCGAAGTGGACGCTGCACTCGCTGGGGTTGCTGCTGCCGCACTGACTCCAGAGCAGATCGAGCAACTCGTCTCTCAGGTCGGCCCGGTTGACCTGACTGCCTACGCCAAGCTCGATGACTACGGGCAGGTGATTACAGCAAGTCTGATGAAGGCACAGGCTGTTGTCTTCACAAAGGCGAACACGACGCTCGGGTTTGCACGTTTTCCTGAGTATCCAGACGGGCGTCTGGGGCTCGAAATCAACGGGGCGGGCGGCGAGTTGCAGTTCGTGGCCTACGTTTCCGACCTGGCCGAATACTCCAAGAAGATCGACAACACCCAGAACATCGTAGCCAGAGGGGTTGTGTCTCAGGCGTATGCGTTCGGTGATGCGATTGAGCCGAACATGCCGGGCCTCGCCTACCTCGACACGCAAGAGGGCTACGGCGACCGGCTGGTACTCGACACCCGCAATGGCGTGGAGTACCTCGTCTACAAGTCTGACTTCGATCCCGTGAAGGCTCGGGTGGAATCGCTCGAAAGCAAGGCGGCACCGGCAGTCGATCTCGCCCCCTATGCCACCGTCGAATACTGCGATGCCAACTACGGCAAGAAGGACGCTCTCGACCTGCTGCGATCCCAGACCCAGACGATCTTTGACTCGATCTACACACGGGCAGAGTCGGACGCACGATACGCCCAGAAGTC